CGTAATTCCGCATCAGTAAGCGCATTGGCCCGCATGTTCTGATACAGGTTGGTAACCAGCCAGTAGTGCGCGTTTGATTTCCACGGATAAGACTCCGCATCCGGATACAGGCCTCGCTTCCGGCAATACTCGTAAACCATATCAACCAGCTCGCTGACGTTTGGCAGTCCGGCGATAACGGATGCTTCTTCCCGGCACCATGCAACAAACTGCCCGGGTGATGGCAGAAATGGTCGATTCTGCCGACGGGCTACGCGCATTCCTGCGTTAACCTGTTCCATTGTGGTGATCCCGTTTTCCCGGAAAGCCAGAACCCACTGGCGGCGGATTTCGTTCAGTTCGTTCTGGTCACGGTTAGCCAGGCTCGCCGGGAAAGTTGCCAGTAACTGGCTGAACACACCGTTGATGATCTGCGCTACCTGCTGTACCTGAGGCTTTTCGTCGTACTGTTCCGGCATGTTGTTGGCGATCCGACGCATCTGCTCACGGTCAAAGTTAACCATCTGTGCGGCGATGTTTTTCATAGATCCACCCCGTAAATCCAGTCTGTGTTTGTCAGGTCGAGTTTTGGTTTGCTGGCTGTCACGGCTGCCTGTTGCTTGTTACGGTTGATTTCGAGCTGGGTCCACTTGTCGCGGAGTTTGGCCGGGCTAAGCACGTTACCGGACCAGAAGTTGTCCTGGCATGCCCAGCGGAACAGTACACACATGTCGCGATGGTTGCGTCCGTCACGTTCACGCATCAGGCGGATATCGTTAGCCCACCCAGCAAAATTCGGTTTTCTGGCTGATGGTGCGATAGTCTTCACCATGTCAAACATCCACTCTGCGGCGGTCAGGTCTTCTGCTGTCCCCCACTTGCTGCCGCTCTGAATTGCAGCATCCGGTTTAACCACAGAAAGATCGTTTTCTGGCTGGTCAGAGGATTCGCCAGAATTCTCGGACGAATAATCTTTTCTTTTTTCTTTTGTAATAGTGTCTTTTGTGTCCCCCTGTTTTGAGGGATAGCAATCCCCTAATTTGAGGGATGTTTTATCCCTCGTTTTAGGGGATTTTCCCTCGTTTTGAGGGATGTCCCTCATTTTAGGGGAACCTCCCTCGTTTTGAGGGATGCACCATTCTGAGATGTTTTTATTTGGTCCAAACATGCCGCCTTGCTGCTTGATAATATTCATTCTGACGAGTTCTAACTTGGCTTCATTGCACCGTTTGACAGGTAACTTTGTAATCTCGCTAAGTTGAGAATCGGTGATTCTGTCCATTGGTTTATTCCACCCATAGGTTTTACGCAGAATGGCAAGCAGCACTTTAAACTGTCGCTTGGTCAGATCTGCGCCTGAATAAGCCTCAATCAGCATATTTGATAGTCTGGCGTAACCATCATCGAGATCTGCCACATTACGCTCCTGTTCGGCAAAGTTACCTCTGCCGAAGTTGAGTATTTTTGCTGTATTTGTCATAATGACTCCTGTGGATTGATCCAGTAATTCCCTCAGAATTGCATATCAATTTGCTTAGAGTCCCCGGCGGCCACCGGGGATTTTTTCTTTGTGATTTCATCAAGCGCATACTTAAAAGCTCTGCTAATCGGACTGATGTCTGATGCCATGCCAAAAGCACACAAGACCGAAGCTATAAACCTCCAGTCTGTTCTGCTTATCTTCGATTCATGACAGCCAATCATCTTTGCCAGACCGCGCTGGGTAAGCGTTGACAGGTTGATGAGTAAATCAGTTTCAGCGCGATCAATTTCTCGCTGTGATAGTTTGCTGTAACTTGTTTGTTCCATTTCTTAAGATTTCCAATAGTGAATAGCTAGTTGAAAGGTATGCGTGGAAACGCATATGGCCTTAGTTGGTCAGATATATTGGGACTCGCTTTGTCAGCGACGTAGGACGAATGTCCATTGTGAAAATAGCGGTGTTACTTATGCAGCCAGAAGGTTCTTTTTGCTTATTTCAAGCATTTCGCTTGCTTGATATTTGCCACCAGAAATCTCTTCGATTTTTGATGCGTATTTAGTTTTCCCAAAAAACTCAGTCTTAGGGAGGAAGCCGTTTTTGAGCCACTTATAGACAGCCCTTTCGCTAACTCCACAAGCCTTCGCAACTTCAGGGATGCCGACACCTTTAATCGGCTCATCAAGATTTTGCATAGGAATATCCTTTTTCGTACTTTCAGTACGTATTATGGTTGAACTGAAAGTTTTTGCAAGTGCTTTAGTATCGTACTCATGGTTCAGAATGAAAAAGTGCGCAAAGAATTCGCCCAGCGGCTAGCGCAAGCCTGTAAAGAAGCTGGTCTTGATGAACATGGTAGGGGAATGGCTATAGCCCGTGCCCTTTCTCTTTCGTCCAAAGGCGTTAGCAAATGGTTTAATGCTGAGTCTTTACCGCGTCAGGAAAAAATGAATGCGCTTGCGAAATTTCTAAACGTTGATGTTGTTTGGCTTCAGCACGGCACTTCGTTAAATGGAGCGAATGATGAAGATACTCTTTCATTTGTTGGCAAATTAAAAAAAGGGTTAGTGCGCGTGGTTGGTGAGGCAATTCTTGGTGTTGATGGTGCCATCGAGATGACCGAAGAGCGCGATGGGTGGCTCAAAATTTATAGCGATGATCCAGATGCCTTTGGTCTTCGTGTGAAAGGAGACAGCATGTGGCCCAGAATAAAATCAGGAGAATATGTACTCATTGAGCCTAACACCAAAGTATTCCCGGGTGATGAGGTGTTTGTCAGAACCGTTGAAGGACACAACATGATTAAGGTTCTTGGCTATGACAGAGATGGAGAATACCAATTTACAAGCATTAACCAGGATCACAGGCCTATAACGTTGCCTTATCATCAAGTAGCAAAGGTGGAGTATGTAGCTGGTATTCTGAAGCAATCTCGCCATCTGGATGACATCGAGGCAAGGGAGTGGCTGAAAAGTTCGTGACTTCATCGTCACATAGCTGGTAACCAGTGGCCTGAAGAGACGTTTGGGTAAGGAGGATAGATGGCGTTCAATGACCTTGAATATCAAGCAGTAAAAAAAGAAGTTCACCAATTCATTGAAAGCATAAGGCCGCCTGAACATATCCGCAATGAACTGGATATTGTTTATAGCATCAATGACCAAACGATAGATATCGGCGAACAGCGCCCCGTGTGGCAGGGCAATCCAGGTGAAACAAACATCCTGCCATCAGCAAGAATCAAGTACATACGTTCTCTGGATAGATGGAAAATCTATTGGATGCGGAAGGATATGAAATGGCATCAGTACAGTACTGAACTTTCGCTGACTGATGCGCTTGAGCTTGTGCGTGCTAACCCGGATTGCTGCTTCTTCGGATGAGTGAAGAGACGTTTGGATGATGGATGGTCGCAGAGATGCGGCCTGATTCTAAAATAGGATATAAAAAATGAGAATACTAGGTGTTAGAGCGGCGCCCAAAGTTACATCTTTTGTTGTATATTGCACTAATGAGTCTGCACTCAAATGTGTTGATGTTATTAAAATACCTTCGACCTTAGACACACCAGAAAAATTAAAGTATGTGAGAAATAACATCCTCGACATTCTTAATTTATATAATGTTGAATTAGCTGCCATACGCGTTACTGAATCAAACTCTGATAATCTTAGCATTGACCGCCTTTATATAGAAGCTGTTATTCAAGAAGCATTTTCAAGCAGTGATGTAAGAAAATATTACACTATTAGAAAATCTGGCATGAAATCATCATTGAACCTAACAGAGATCGAGTATAAAGAAATATTGAAGTCACACCGCAATATAAATGGAATCGATAATTCTGGTTTTACAACTGAAACAAATGAAGCTGTTTTGGCTGCACTATCTGCGGAGGTAAGGGGATGCTAACTCCATACAAAAGAGCTGATGTAGAATTCGAATGGATTAGTGATCTAGAAGAACAGGGTTGTTTTTCAAAAGTATATCTGGCTCATGACAGACACCTAGCTCATGACTTGGTGATTAAAGAAATAGAAAAAAAAGAAAACACTAACCACGACGACTACTTTAATGAAGCAAGGCTTCTCTATAAACATGCACATCCAAATATTGTGCAAGTTCAGTATGCTGCTCAATGTGAGAGCAATATCTATATAGCCATGCCATTTTATCATAATGGTTCGCTAAACCAATTAATGAAAAAAAATAATCTTACAAGCAGGGAGATAATACGGTATTCCATTCAATTCTTAAGTGGACTTTATCATATACACTCAAAAGGTCTTATGCATTTTGATATAAAACCTAATAACATTATGATATCAAACAGAAATGAGGCCATGCTATCTGACTTTGGATTATCTCAGTTAGTCAATGAGGAATCGAGAGCTGCGCCTGAGTTTGGATATCATTTTCATGTGCCACCGGAATATTTTTCTTTATCAACAAATGATTATAATTTCACATATGACATATATCAGGCAGGATTAACCATATATAGAATGTGTGTTGGACATGATAATTTTGAAAGAGAAAGATCTGCATTTAGCACGATTGAACAACTCAGAGAGTCGATAATTAATGGCTGCTATCCATTAAAAGAGTATCCTCCCCATATACATAAAAAATTAATAACAATAGTGAACAAATGCATTCATGTAGATCCAAATGAAAGATATCAATCCGTACTAGATGTACTAAACGATCTCTCAGCTATAAGTGATGGCGTTCTTGACTGGCGTCTACAGATGACGAAACCAACTAACGGCACATGCGAATGGCAAAAAAAGTCTGGGGACGCTATACTGTCTATAGTTTTTGACGCAGAAAATTCGTCTACTACTGGTTTTCGTTTATACGATGATGGGCGGAAAAGGCGTGCTACGAACTTAACAATATCCTCAGGATGTACCCCTACAAAACTGTATAGGTTATTAAAGGATAACTGATCATGAAAAAGCGCGAGGAAGTAAGCAAGCTGCCTCGCAGACGTGATGCAGCATTAGCGGTTCCCTACAAAAAAGATGAGTTCATAAGCCCTTCTGATGACAAAAAATTTTCAAAGGCGAAAAGTTTTACATCTACATCTCTAAAAGATAAATACTTTAAAATCTAGCCCGGCCTCAGCGCCGGGTTTTCTTTGCCTCACGTTCGCCCACCTAAAAAACATAACCAATTGTATTTATTGATGTAACTCGCTAAACCATGCAGTTATGATCCCTGCCGCATAACCTTCATCAGCCACATTTTCAAAAATAAATTTCCTTATATATCAGAATCATACTTCGTAGAGTTAATAAATCACCAAAATTCGTACCAATAGTTCTTGATAATGTCGAACTATTGGTTCATTATTATCGTCGTCAGCAGGACGCATTACTCACCAGGGCGGTGAATATACAACGATTCGAATATGAATCTACGGCGCTGACAAAGCGCAATAACCAAAGTGAACTTTGGGGTGTGGTGAAGGGTTCATGGACGGGAATATGTCGCACGTAAAGCGGCGAGGCCTGCGGGACTATTGCCGAATTGAAGTAGGCCGAAACAGGTCGAAATGGGTCTCCCACCTACCACACCACCAAAGTTCATCAGGAGGTCTATATGACACGCAGAACTCAGTTCAAAGGCAATTCACGTTCTCGTCGTCGTGAGCGTTTAAAGGCAAAGGCATTAGCTAACGGCGTACTGGCCCGCGAAGAAGCAATAAGTTCAGAAGTATTACACCGCCCTACTCTAAGCAGAGCGCAGATTCAGGCTAAAGGTACTCACGAAATGAACCGCCCCGGGTTTCCTGGA